GGGTTGTCCCGATAGTTCGCCTTCACCACCACAGCGCCGGGAGGTGGCGTCTGCCCTCTCAGCAGCGCGTCAACGGGGTCTGTGTCTAGGTTCGGGTTCCAGCTAAACCACAACTCAGAGCCGGGCTTACGGATCGTGGGCCGCAACAGGTCTAGCGAGCGCTGGCTCAGGCTTTGGGCTTCTTCCACCCATGCCACGTCATAGCCTTCCAGTGACTTGATCGTGTCCGCCGTGTGGTTCTGCATCCCCTGGAAGATGATGCGGCCACCGTAGGGCGTCCCGATGAAGTCCTGCTTTACGTCGAAGTGCGCGCCTACATTCAGCGCTTCAATCTTGCTTTCCAGCAGCTTCTTCACCGACTGCTGTAGCGACTTCTGCACCTCCCGGACGCAGACAGCATCTGTCTTGCCCATGATGCAGCGCTCAATCAGTAGCTCTGCAAAGAAGTGAGACTTGCCGGAACCGCGGCCACCCCATGCGCCCTTGTAGCGAGCTGGCTCTAGAAGCGGCTCAAAGACCGCTGGCGTTTCAATCTGCAGGATGCCGGATGACACGCTCAATCCGTCGAATACCAATCTCACCAGACAGCGCGTGCTCTTGCTTGTCGCTCCATCCCATGTTCTTCAAGGCAAAGATTGCGCCGGCCGGAGCTTGTCCCCAAAGCCTTCCCTCATAGGCGGCTTCAACTCGGGACTTCGCCCTTTTAACGGCGTCACTAAATCCGGCGCGTTCTTCATACCGAAGCAGCGATTGACGGCTTGACAGACCCACAGCTAAAGCAAGCCCCGTCACTGTCGGCGGCTGTTCCTTCTGAGCGCATTCGGCAAAGTAAGCGTCCGCCAACTCTACGAATTGCTCAGGCGTGGATATATCGAGCGGGCGCCCGACTGACATGGTTTGCGCCTTTCGGCTTGCATGGCGTCAGTGCGCGCCAAGTCGCAAAAAGAAAACCCGCCGAAGCGGGCTAAGAGCTTTCGCTCAGCAGCGAGTGCGAAACCGTTAGAGGCAACTTCGCCCGCACATTTAGCCACACTGCAAAACGTGTGTCTATGGCCGTGCCCTACACCAGCGCAGCCAGCATATCCACCGCGTCCGCCACCAGTTGCGCCCGCTGTGTGTCGTCTGTTGGCAGTCTTGGGCTAATCCATACGCTTGCGCCTGTTGCCCTGTTCCTTGCCAGCATCCGAAGGGCCGTCCGATATGGTTCCTGCATGCCTTCAACAAGGTTGCCGATTCGGCGCGCGTGCAGACCCCTCGCGTCTGTCTCGTCAGCGCCGTTTTCGCTATCGTATTGGCGGCTTACCTTGTATCCAACGGTGTACGGACACTCGGGCGGGAATCCGCTGACAGGAACCCAGCCGCCTTCTATGCGGTGCCACAGCGCCAGCATGTCTAGCAATTCCGCAATGAGAGGAATGTCGTCACGCTTCATCCAGACTCCTAGCCAGCGTCAGAGCGCCAGCGACATCCCGAATAGTCGCCACCGGGCCGCCGTTCCAATCGGACATGAACGCCTGTTGCAGCGATGTATAGCGGCCTTTTGCTGTCTTCACTTCCACCAGCACCGTGCGCCCGTTCTTGCCCGCCAGCAGGTCCACCGGGAGCCCGATGATCCAGACCTTGCAGCCAGCGGAGCGCAGGGCTTCCACAATGGCGGCTTGGTTCTCGTCTACGCGGGCGGCTCGCCTCAAGCCATCCCCCAAACGCTATTCACCATCTTCACCCGCGCAATCTCCACCACCTTCGGCGGCGCTTCGCCAGGCCACCACGTAGCCCAGCGGACATAGCCCCGGCAGTGCACCATGCGCGCCACCGATAGCTGGTAGAGGTAGTTCCCTGCGGTTGTGCTCTTGATGCCCATTCGCTCGGCCACCTCGGAGCACGATATCCCCGGGTTTGCGGTCACGATGTCCAGCGCGTCCTGCTCACGCGGCCACAGCTTCTGCGCGAGAAGGCTGGCCTGCTTGATGCGTGCAATGTTCATGCTGCCAACTCCCATACGCTTGCAACGCCTGGCTTGCCAAGTGGCGGCACATCGTTAGCTGATACGCACAGATGCGCGGGCATCTGCTCTGTCCAGACGTTCGCCCACATAGCCGCGTCCTTCAAGTCCTGCCAGCGCTTCGGGCTTGTCTTGCGCGCCCGCTTCTCCGCTGAGTACGCCTCACGGATGCCTGGTGCGCCCCATTTGGTTGTCCAGCCGCAGTCGCTGCTTTTCTCGATGCGGCCAGCCATCTCCAATGCCTTGCAGTGCAGGGCAATCGCGCTGCGGCTGATGTTCAGCTTCTTGCGTGCGGCGGTTAGCGATATGCCGTCAATGCCAGCCGACACGATGAGGCGTTCGATCTTGGCTCGCGTGGCGATGCCGCGAATCATCATGTTTTCCCCTGCTGGCATGTCAGATTATTCCCGATCTCACGGCCAATACTGCGGCCTCGGTCCTGTTAGATACGCGCAGCTTTATCAAGATGGTGCCCATGTGTTTCTTGACAGTCTCGTATCCAATGCCCAGCATCTGCGCGATTTCCTTATCTTGCAGGCCCTTGGACGCCAGCGCGATGATCTCAACTTGCCTCGGCGTCAGGGTCATGCAACCCTCCGCAGGGCGCCCTTGACACGCGCCAACAGGTCAGCCGGTGGCCTGGCCGCCTTTGCGTCGCGCTCGTCAGCCTCGCGTCTGAATCTGTCCACGTCAGGCACCACCACGGCCGGGATGGGCTTGTCTTTCGGTGCGTAGACGTCGGCCCAGCAATGCGTAGTGCTCTGGTCAAGCGCCGCGTTTGCGTCGTAGCCTGCGTCTTTGATGCGTTGCAGTTCGTACAGCACCAAGACAGCCGCCCGGTGCGTCAGCGGCTTTTTGATGGTCTTGCGCATGTCACAGAAACCCAGCCACGCATCCGCGTCTATGTATGCGGGCAGTGGTATCATACCACCTCAGCGAAAAGATCGTCCGTCTTGGCAATAGCGGCGGCAAGGTTCGCCACGGCTTGCTGGTAATAGCTCGCCTTCAGTTCTGCGCCGACAAAGCGGCGGCCCATTTCCAGCGCGACGTAACCCTCTGACCCAATTCCCATGAACGGGCTCAGCACGATGTCGCCGGGGTTGGTCCACAGCATCACGCCTCGCTCGATGACTTCAAGCTGAAGCGGGCAGATATGGCGCTCGTCGTCGTGCTCACGGGCGCTCATGTACTGCAAGGTCTTGGATGGGTTGATGTCCATCCAAACCGGGCTGGCTACCTTTTGCCACAGGTCCACCGGGTATTCGGCGCCATGCGTCACGCGGTCTTCTTGCTCGCCCGGAGTGCGGACAGTGATTAGGTAATCCGGGATGCCTTGGCGGCACATGGCGCTGTTCTCGCGCACGCTCTTGTGCAACAGGCCCAGCGCCTTAGTGCGCTGCATGGCCGTCACGGGGTCTTTCCAGATTGTCGCCTTGGCATGGAAGATGAACCCGCGCCTCTGGAAGGCCCGCAACAGTTCGCCCGGGAAATCCTTCAGGCCGATATATCCGTCGCGCTCCTTGCTGGCCGGCATGTCCATGCAGTGAAAGCTGATATTCCGGCCGGGCTTCATGACGCGGCGCAGTTCTGCGATAAGAAAATCCAGATGTGCAAAGAACTCTGCGTCGTCGCGCACGTTGCCCATGTCTCGAGGGCTGTTGCTGTAGGTGTAGAGACTAGCGAACGGCGGGCTGAATATCGAATACCCGATGCAGGCGTCAGGAAGACCCTTGAGAGCCTCCACGCAGTCGCCATGAATGGCGGTGTATCGGTCGGTCACAACTTGATCGATGCAGTTCATGCGGCTTCCTTCAAGAATGCAGGCACCAAGACGCGGTGTGCTGCGTTGTATGGGTTTGTTTGTCGCTTCTGGCCGGTCACGCTCTCCATGACGGCATCGCGTGTCTCGGCGCTCAAGCTCTCTGCCATCAGGGCTGCGTCGCGCTCTTTGCGGCGTAGGTTCGCCACAACGGCGCCCTCGGACTCAGACGCGAACACATGAACATGCACGTCCCGCTTCTGACCAAAGCGCCAGCAGCGGCGGACGGCCTGGTAATAAGCCTCGAAGCTGTCGGTGACGCCCACAAATGCCATGCGCGCGGCGTGCTGCCAGTTCAGGCCAAAGCCGCAGATAGACGGCTTGCTGACCAGTACGCGGAACTTCCCGGCGGCAAAGTCAGCAAGTCGCTGCTCTTTGACATCAACCGGATCTGATCCGGCAATCTGCACAGCGCCCTTTATGGCCTTGGTGAGCGCATCGCCTTCTGCGTTCAGGTCACACCACACCACCCACGGCTCAGAATCTGCGTTGACGATGGCGGCGCATTCGGTCACGCGGTCTTCAAGACTCATGCGGCGGGCATCGCGGCGCTCGCTCAGGGTCTGCGCCTCGCTGGCAAACAACATGCCTTCATGTGGCATCTGAGTCTTGACCGTGTGCTCATGCAGGTTAAGCGGCGGCAAGGCATATGCGCTGTCATCAAATCCAAGGTCAGATGGCTTGCGCACCATCGCGCCCCATCCACTGACCCACTGCCAGAACAGGCCGCGCGCGTGGCCCTTCAGCCGCCATACGCTGGTGTCTCCGCCGTCATGGGTGAAAAACTCGGCCAGCATTTCCTGCCGCGTGCAGATGCCCAAAAACTCTGCATGAGTTCCCAACTCCGTCCAGTCGTTCGGGGCCGGTGTTGCGGTTGCGCACAGTTTGAAAGGCGTTTCGCGGAAAGCGCTCAAAAGCGTCTGCAGGGTCTTGGTGTTGTGATGCTTGATGCACGACGATTCGTCCAACACCACCGCGCCAAAGTCGTCCGGGTTGAACTTGTGCAGACGGTCATAGTTGGTGATGTTGATTCCTGGCCCCGCGTCTGCGGCTTCGCGGCAAAGCGCTATCCCCAGCGAAAGCG